ATGGAGTTTGATCAAATCTGGTACAACGTCAAGAAGTTTGCTGGATTTATGCCGGCTCCAAGTGAGCTTTTAGACGATTCATTTGAGAATTTTGTAAGAGAAATTGTGGAATGGCTTTCTGAATCAGCTATCGTCACAGAAAATGATGAAATCCTTTATGGAGCAGGCGGAGAGAAAAACGTTGAAGGGATCATCTCAAGCGAAAAATTTAAGACCCTCAAAGCACCATCAGTAATTACAATTAAGTTTTTAAGGAAAGTGAAAAATCAGATTAAACGTGGTTATCGGAAAAACGCAAAATGGGTGATGAATACTGAAGCCTTTGAAACTCTGGCAAACATTGAAGATAAAAACGGCAGAGGGATATTGGCTGAAGACCCTAGAGATGAAGACAACTTCCTTCTGTTCGGGCGTCCGGTTGAAATCTATGACGAAATTGTTACTGATGAGAAGACGCAAAAAACACACATTCTTTTTGGCGATTTCAAACGTGGATATTTTATGTTTGACCGTCAGAAATTCGAAATTAAATCAACAGATGTTGGCGGCGATGCTTTCTTGACTGATCAGACTTACTTCCGCGGAATCGAGCGTTTTGACGGGAAAGTTGTTGATCCTGAAGCTGCTGTGATTGTGACTGATCTAGTTGTTGGTGAAAATGCTCAAGTAGAAACCCCAAGAGAAGAAAAATCCGTTGATGTTGGAAAATAAAAATAACAGAAAAGGATGATGAAAAATGGCAGATCAATTTTTAAACCAAAGTAATGGTGTTTACACTTCCGCAGAGGATGACGGGACAGGAAAGCCTGTAACAGCTGTTTATTTGAAAAATAACAGTGAAGACAACCCTTTGTATATTAAAGGAATGCAGGGGGAACCAGGGCCCCAGGGACCACAAGGACCAAAAGGGGAAAAAGGAGATACCGGCCCACAAGGTCCACAGGGAGAGCCAGGACCCAAAGGTGAGAAAGGTGATCCGGCTGTCATTGAAGACGGGAGCATCACCCACGAAATGCTTGGTGAAAATGTTGTCAGAAGCAAAAACATTGGTACCGGCAGCGTCATGCCGGATAACTTAAACAGCGAAGTAAAGGCCATGTTTGATAGTCTTCAATCTCAAATTGATGAGTTGAGAGAAAAAGTGGCAGGCTCTGACGATTCCGCGAACAATGAGCCACAAGAATAAGGCGGGTGAACCATCATGAATTTGGTGGATATGAAAAACTATCTCCGTCTGGACCATTCTGAAGATGATGAAATGTTATCGCAATTTATTGCGGCAGCGAAAAGCTATATTGTCAATGCTATTGGGCGGTTTGTTGATGGGAACCCACAGTTTGAAATTGTGGCCAAAATGCTTGTCCAGCATTGGTATGAAAACAGAGGAATGTATGAGTCAGGGACAAACGGCTCGTCCATCCCTTTTACTGTTGAAAATCTAATGACGCAGCTGCGTTATACGGATGATGAGGTGCAGGAAGATGAAGAGAAAGAGGACCAGCGATCTGCGGCACCGCCTGACCTTTCAAAAGAAAACCAAGATTCAAGATGAAGAACTGAATTGGATTGACGCTTATGTTGATGTATTCACTGTATGGGGAGCTGTGGAGGGGTTTAGCTCTCTCGGAAACAATGAATCTATGATTGCGGGGGCATGGGGCGTTAAATCGCCTAAAAAGATCACCATTCGGTTTCGGCAAGATATTCAACGCGATATGAGAATCGTTGAACAGATCGGCACAATTGAAAAGGGTGAACCGATTTTCCGAGCCTTTGACATCCTTGACTTTAACGATCCTGAAGATTCAAAAAAGTGGCTTGAAATTATGTGCCAGGAGGTGGGGCTCAATGGCTGAAATGAACTTTGAAGGGCTGGCCGACCTAGATCGATATTTTGAAAGAATCGGTGAGGACGTGGAAAAGGCGGAAGATGTGGCTTTGCAAGCCGGCGGGGAAATTATCGCGCAGCACCAGCGACAAAATGTTAATCGAAGCGATAAAAATCAGCCCCATATAGCTGATAACATTACGGTTTCAAAGGCCAGGGAATCTAAAGGCGCAGAAAAATTCGTTTCAATCGGACCGAATAAAAAAGTTGCCTTTCGGGCTGCCTTCTTAGAGTATGGGACATCAAAAATGCCACCGTATCCTTTTATCGAAAAAGGCAGGGATGAAGGGGAGGCGTCAGCTGTGGAAGTAATGGCCCGCATTCTAACAGCGCCAATCAAATGAGTTTTGATGCAAAAGCAGAATTGAGCGCTGCCCTGGTCAACGATTTCTCATTAAAAGAACTGGTGACAGGCGGCTTTCATAATAGAGTCGCTTCAGACGTCAACGTATACCCAAGAGTCATATATACAGAATTGAAAAATGCTGATGATTCATATTCCGATAATCAGGTGCAATCCACTGAGGTTCGTTTTCAGATCAGCGTTTTTACTAATTCGAATACGGTCAGTCAAGAAACAAAAATCGCAAAAGAAGTTGACCGGCTTATGAAGTCAATCGGTTACGGCCGGTACGACTCTCAAGATTTATACGAAGAGGCGGACAAGGTTTTTCACAAAGCTATGCGATATAAGAAAACTTTTTTTAAGGAGGAAAAGTAATGGGACAAACAATTTATGGTTTAGATATGTTTCACTGTGCGGAAGTCATCCAAGACGATGAAGAGAGTTTGAAATTCGGTACACCTATAAAAATCCCGGGTGCTGTAAGCATAAAGGTTGACCCAAAATCAGAGCAAACAAAATTCTGGGCTGATAATGGTGTGTATGACATTTTTAATAGTATGGGTGACATTGATTTAGAAGCTGAAATGGCTGATCTCCCTTTAAAATTGCAGAATAAAATTTACGGCCACACAGAAGAGAATGGTGTTTCCTTTGCAAGTGCTGAAGACAAGGCAATTCATCTGGCTTTCGGCTTCAGAGCGAAGAAATCAACCGGCGGGTACCGGTATTATTGGTTTCTTAAAGGGCTGCCTGAATTAATGGCTATTGAATCGAAAACGACAGAAGACAAGGCTGACCCAGAAAGTGCGAAGTTTAAGGTTGGATTTATGCCGTTGCAAAATCCAAAAGGAAAAAGACGCTGGAAAGCTCAAGCAGAAGACAGTGACACTTTTAACGGTGATGGTTGGTTTAATCAAGTTGTATATGATGGTTCTGCTTTTGCAACAGATACTAAAACCGAAGCAATTGGTTTAGGTAAATAAAGAATTTGGAGCGCTTATAGGCGCTCTTTTTTATTGTCCAAAAACAGGGAGGAATCAAGATGGAACCTATTTCAATCAATCTCAGAATCAATGGTAAACACAAAAAGTTTGTCACACCAAATTTCATTTCAGGAAAGCTGTTCCGGGACGCGGCCGAGATCGCAGAAGATATTGAGTCAACTGACCCTGAACGCATCTACACAGAAAAGCAAATTGAATTTATCTGTGCTGCGTTTGGAAACAAATTCTCAGCTGACGAATTTGAAAATGGCATTGATGCGAGGCTGGTCACGAGAACAATTTACGGCACAGCAAACTACGTTTTAGGAAATATCGCAGAAGCCAGCCGAATTTTAAACCCTGATCCAAACGACGGTGAAGAGCCGGGGAAGTAAATTTATCTGACGCTGTCATTGACATGTACAACGCGTTAGAAGAAATCGGTTATACGCAAAACCAGATTGATGAAATGGACATTGTTTACCACCTGCGGCGCCTGGCCCGCCGAAAAGAAGCCGGCGGAAAGCTAGCAGCAGGGAAAGAAGAAAAGCGCCTTTATATTGACCAGGTGCTCGGGTAAGGGGGTGACCGATTGGCTAAGGACATAAAAGTCAGACTGTATTCAAACTCGAACCAATTCAGAACGGAAATGCGTGCAGTTGCTCTGCAAATGAAAAACGTCAAATCTGAATTTGAAAAGAACCGTACAGCTGTAGGCGTATGGGGCAACGAGTTAAGAACGTCTCAAGAAAAGGCGAAAACACTCAACCAGCAGCTGGATATTCATAAGCGGAAAGTAAAAGCTCTTGAACGGGCTTATGCTGATTCAGCTATAAAAAAGGGCAAAGATGCTCAAGAAACTCAGACACTGGCTCGACGGCTTAACTATGCCACAGCTGAAATGAATAAAACGCAAAATGCTTTGACGCAGACCACGCAGAGGATCAAAAAGCTGGAGGATGAATCTAGGCGCGCTTCTTCTACAATCCACAGAATGGGCCAAAGAATGAATGCAGTCGGCAGCACAATGAGGAATGTCGGTGCATCTGTCGCCATGACATCGGGTATTGCCTTTGGTGGTTTGGTCCTTCCTTTAAAAGATGCGGTTCAAGTCGGCATCGACTTTGAAAAGCAAATGAGTAAAGTGCAAGCCATTTCCGGCGGAACAGCGGGAGACCTTGCAAAATTAACGGCACAGGCGAAAGAACTTGGTGCCACTACAGTTTTTACTGCCAGCCAGGCCGCGGACGCTCAAAGCTTTCTTGCGATGGCCGGATTTAAAACCAATGAGATTTACGGGGCTATGCCTGGCATGTTAAGCCTTGCAGCGGCCGGACAGCTTGAACTTGGAACAGCTGCAGATATTACATCAAACATCATGTCTGCCTTTGCATTAAAGGCCGAAGAATCGGCGCATGCCGCTGATGTGATAGCCTATGCAGCATCCAACGCCAATACCAATGTTGAACAAATGGGCGAGGCAATGAAATTTCTTGCTCCAAATGCGAACTCACTCGGCTGGGGCATGGAGGAATCGGCTGCCGCTATCATGGCGTTTGGTGATGCCGGTTTACAGGGTACTATTGCAGGTCAGGCTTTCGGTACGTCCCTGATCCGTCTCGCAACTCCTGCCAGGAAGGCACAAAAAGAAATTGATCGACTTGGTTTTGAATTTTTTGATGCTGCCGGCAATATGAAAAGCATGCCTGAAGTCATCGCAGAAATGGAAAAGGGCATGAAAGGCATGACCAAAGAGCAGCAGGCGGCAACCCTGAAAACGATTGTTGGTGCTGAAGCATACAAGCATTGGGCGGTCCTTCTTCAAAAAGGCTCGAAAGCGCTCGGAGAAAACACGAAAAAGCTGAAAGAATCCGACGGCGCGGCCAAAAAAATGGCGGATACCATGCTTGATAATGCTCACGGAAGTATCATTCAATTCGAATCTGCCTTGGAAGGTGCAAAAATAGCGTTAACAGAGGGACTTCTTCCTTCAATCGGTGACCTTGCGGATAAAGGCTCCGCCCTTCTTACCATGTTTAACAACCTGGATAAAGGCACACAAGCAACCATTGGAAAAACTGCGGTTCTTACTGCGGGAGTATTAGGCGTGACGACGGCTGTCGCTACACTGACGGCAGGAGTCGGCGCTCTGTTAGCTTTTACTGGTCCTGTGGGCTTGGCTATTGTCGGAGGAACGGCTTTATTGGGCGCTTTAGGAGTTGCCATGTATGCCGTTTCCGAACAAACCGAAAACATGAAAAAGAAGCAGGAAGAGGCCAGGGAAAAGGCTTTGCTTTTTGGTGAAGGAGTTTCAAAGGCGACTCAGAAAGCAGCCGGCTCCTATGTGGATTTGAGAGAAAAAGCAGAGGTCCAACTTTTTGAACTCACCCGCGTTTCCGGGGAGCAGGCTGATAAGATGGCCGCGAAATTGGTTCAAACGTATTCTGAGATGCGGGATAAACTGATTCAACAACTTGAGACGCTTAGAAAAGACGCTTTGGTCGTTATTAACGGTTTAATGGAGGATACGGATAAGAACACTCAAAAGGCTGGGGAGAAGATCGTTGATAAGATGGTTGGTAATATCAATGAGGATATCCAGGAGGCCAGAGAAAAAGTAAAGGAACTGGAAAAACTCCAAAAAGAAACGGGCCTTGTCTCATCGAAAATGAATGATACTCAAAAACGAAGATTTAATGAGATCATTTCTTATTTTGAAGAATCTACCAGCAAATTTGCGGCCAATCAAAAAGAAGCTCTTGCCATGCAAAAAGCGGTGACAGAGCAGCAAGGAAAGCTCTCTTTCAAGCAAGCAAAAGAATACAACGACAAGATTAAAAAAGTCTACGATGATGGAAAAAAAGCCGCGAAAGAAGATTATGAATACCGGAACAAAGTCTTGAATCAGTTGTATGCACAGGGCTATATAGATGCTCAACAAAAGGAAGCTCTCTTGAAAAAAAGTACAGCAGACTTCCAAAAGACCCTTGCTAAAAATACAGCAAGTTACGAGGAAAATTCTCGTGCACTTTTCTCAAAAATGTCTAAGAATGGTGAGCTGCTTGATTTAGAGACTGGCAAGGCACTTGAAAAACAGAAGAAGTTCATTTCCAATTCTATGGGAATGGCACACATGTATGAAGAAAACCAAGCCGAATATGAAGAGCGCTGGGCCCAAAAGCAAATTGAATATTTGAATAAACTTGGTACAAGCAAAGAGGAAGCCATTAAAGCCACTAAACAGGCACTTGAGGATTTTTATATTGGTCTTGGCAATTCAGAACAGGAAGCCCAGGCAAAAGCAGACGAAGCGATCCAAAACGTCCTTGAAAAAATGAACGGCGGCAATGAAAAAGCTGAACAGGCTGGACGAGAAAAAGGATCGGCATTCACTCTTGGTTTGAGCAGTACATTAGGACAGGCCCAAGAAACTGGGAGTCTTATTGGTAAAGGAGCTAATCAGGGATTAAGCCAAGGAAAGACGCAGCCGAAGCAGTTTGGAATGGAAAAAGGAAATGCCTTTGCTCTCGGTTTAAGAAACACGCTCGGGATTAATAAACAATCCAGCAGCGTGCTCCGTCAATCTGTCAACAGCGAACTGTCTAAAAATAGCGGCCAAGCCCGTACAGCCGGTAAAGAAAAAGGTGATCAACACAATGCCGGTTTAAGTTCCACAAAGCCTAAAAACAATAATACTGCAGCAAGCCTTTCAAAAAACGTGTCCGGTCGTCTCGGTCAGACAACTGACGGCGGGGGCGGTAAGAAAGCCGGTATGGACTTGACCAAAGGATTGATGAGTCAGCAAACCGCGTCTTACAATGCCGGTTCGAAGGTATCAAACAAGGCGAAATCCGGGTTGAAAAGTGTGAAAACCAGCAGTGTGGGATCTGATTTTGTCTCTGGATTCGTCAGAGGAATTGAGGGCGGCATCGGCAGCAACTCGCTGTTTAGTGCAGCTTGGAAACTTGGTAAGTCTGCATTATCAGCATTGAAAAAGTCTATTGACTCCCATTCGCCAGCGAAAAAGAGCATGGCTGAAGGTAACAACTTTACAGATGGATTCGCGATAGGAATAAGCAAATCAGTCGCGCGCGCAAAACGAAGCGCCCAGGCGTTAGGGCAAGGAGCCAACCTGTCACTCAAACAGGAGATCAACAAAATGGCTTACAACATAAAAGGCGCGGCCGATGAGCTGCTTTCCTTGCGTTCGGAGTTAGTCGTCCGAAATGAAGTTGACACACCTTCTTTGAATCAGAAGCTGGATGCTCTCATTACGCTCCTTTCAAATGGATTATCGTTTGGAGGACAACCAGAGCCGGCGGCCGCGGGCGGGCCAATTAGAATTTATCCGGCGCCTGTTAATATTGATGGAAAACAAGTGGCGGAAATCGTTTTTGAACAAGGTGACGGCAGGATTTTGGATAGGAAGAGTTTAGACCGATATGATCAAAATGCTTATCAGAGTGGGGTGAGACGAACCTGATGAACCTTTATTTAGATTTTAATAATGGCCTGGGGGAACAGAGCTTATCAAGTTTGCTCCCCCATTTTAAGTTGCTGAGCTTTACGCCTGATTCACCGGCCATTGAACGGGAAACAGTGAAGATACCGAGGATCAACGGCCTTGTCTTGCCGCAGCATCCCCGCGATGTTGTTTTTAAAGAGCGATCTATCAAGGTAGAAATTCTATTAAACTCGATCATCGCAGAAAATTTTTATCAGTACAGGCGAGAACTTTATGCGCTTTTGGTGAAGCCGTTGCCTTATTATATTTCAACCGATCTATTGCCTAACCTCCGTTTTCTCGTTACGTGTGACGGTAATTTCAGCATACAGAAAGAGAAACAGAAAAACCAAACTTCTTTTACTGTGGAATTTAATAACGTCACCGGCCTGGCTGAATCAAAATTTACATCTTTGACAAAACAGAATTTTCACGGGGAATACTGGAGCCCAGGCATGAACATTCAAATGCGAGATGATCTGGAATACAGGTTCAAAAATCGAAAGAGGTTTCAGGTTTATAACACTGGTGATGCCTATATCAATCCTCTTGAACATGACTACAATGTGACCTTATGGGCGGCCGGAAAAAATGTGTCGATCATCAACCATACAAATGGTGAGAAACTGAAAATTGAACAGGAATTAAAAAAATCACAGCGCGTTTCTTTTATTAAGCAATACACGGTGATCAATAAAACACCTATCAAAACATCCGGCAGGCTCCCGGGACTCGATATAGGAATGAATGATTTTGAAATCCAGAATACCAATGATTTTGAAATCATATTCGATACCCGTTTCTACTACGCGTAAGGAGCATGCAATATGGCAAATACAGATTTTATAAAGGAAATTGCACCGGACGCCCAAAGGGTCTATAAAAAGTATGATATTCTCGCGTCTCTCATTATTGCTCAAGCCTGTTTAGAGAGCGGATGGGGTACAAGTGAGCTGGCGCAGAAAGGAAAAAACTTATTCGGCATCAAGGGGACTTATAACGGTCAATATGTTCTCATGTGGACGACTGAATATGATAAGAGCGGAAATGCTACCCGTGTGCAAGCCAAGTTCCGTAAGTATCCGTCTTGGTATGAATCTATTCAGGATTTAGCCAAGCTGTACATAAACGGAACGAGCTGGGACCCGAACCATTATAAAGCGGTAGTCGGGGAAAAAGATTACCAGAAGGCGACAGCTGCGCTTGTAAAAGCCGGTTATGCGACTGATCCCAATTATGCCACCAAATTGAACAGTCTTATTTTCACTTATAAACTCACACAATATGATTCTGTGGATGAGATACCGGATGAACCTGAAGAACCCGAAACGCCGATACCGACCCCGGAGGTACCAAGCAAAGAATATGATGGAAAAGACGTTCCGCTTAATCAAAACTTGCCTTCGGATGTTGATTTTCCACAGCTGCATGTACTAGCGGGGGATGGAAAGAATGTGGTTGAAATAACGGGCGTCTCGCTCGATCTGACGGACGATACGACGGGGAAGAAGAGCTTTACATTTACCATCACCAAAACGCAGGAAAACGCTATTGAATTTGATCTGTTGGTGATTGATAACATTCTTTTTCTGGATGAACGGAAATTTAATCATCAAAAGTATTACATTACAAACGTTGAAGTACGGCAGGAAAATAATGTGTTGAGAAAAACTGTTTCGGCCAGCCATATTTTTTCGGTCCTGCTGATCAACAATTATGTGACTGAAACGGCGTCTAAAAAAATGACGATCAAAGAGGCTTTTGATATCGCATTAAAAGAGACGCCATTCAAATATGTATTAAAAGCTTCGGCAAGTGATTTTCCGAGCATTGAACAAGAAAACTTTGGTGACGGAAATTCCACGGAATTGGTGGATAAAATCATTTCGGATTACGGTCCTGAGCTGGATGTTGATAACTATAAAATCCTTGTTTATAAGAAAATTGGACAAAAAATCAATTTCACCTTAGATTCGCGCTATAATATGCCAGGTATTTCTATTAAGACAAACTCGCAAAATTGTACAACGCGCGCCTGGGGTTACGGGGCGTTGAAGAAGAGCAGCACGGACAGTAAAAACCCACAATATGAATTTGAGCCGATCTTATACGTACATCCGGATGAGAAAAAGTTTTTACTCGAAGGCCTGCCGCGCTGGGCCGATCCGATTAAAGATGAAACCATAAAAAAAGCCAGCAGCATGGTTTCAGTTTTAAAAAAACATGTGAATCCATACCCTGAATTGACAATTGAAGCAGATTTCCAAAAAATCTATGAACCCAAGCTTTTAAAGATCGAACAGGATTTTTGGAAAGGTGACACGATTCACGTCCTTGCTGATACGGCATCAGGGATCACGTTTGAAGACGATGTTCGGCTGATTTCAATTCAGTATAACCCGTTGAACCCATACAGCAGCCCAAAATTAACGTTCGCGAATTTCAGAAAAGATATTCAGGATATTGCAGTCAATCAGGCCAAGAAACTAAGGGATCAAAAACGATATATTGACCAGCTTTTCAAAACGCTCAGATAGGCGTTTTTAATTTTGCCAAAAAAGGAGTGAGTAGCATTGATTCGGCTAATAAAAGACTATGATCATACAAGAAATTCCCGTCATCAAGCACAGTTAAGATCAGATATCCAGAGCATAGAAAATACGTTGAATGAACACGATTATAATTTAAAGCGTCATGAAGCTTCAAAAAACGCCCACACATCGGATCAAATTAAACATAAAGACGAGCTTTCAGTCTTTCAGGAGATTGAGATATCAAAAAAACGGCTAAATAATCTCATTTTAAATGCTGATGGAACCAACATAAAAGAGGTTGTGGATGCACGCGTAGACGATGATGGTTTTGTGTATCCTGTATTGAAAGAAAGATTGGATGCAGATAAGGGAGAAATTAAGACTCAACTGGAAGCAAATAAGAATCAACTAGCAGAAATGTACAAGACGGTTGAATTAATAACCAATTCGCAGGATGCTTTAAGCTATTTGAATAATGTGGAAGCGATGACTACATTTAAGGCGCGGGAAGAAGCTTTATTTTGGCCGCAATCTGCAAATATAAACGAGTTGACAAATGAAATCTATGTTGCTTCCCAAGAAAATGAAGGAACAGAACTGAGAATTGAAATTCGCGATCTTGATACAGGGAGTTTCAAAGAAAGAAAATCAATCCCTATAGAATCTGGCGCATACACTGAGGGGCTGTCATTTTTTTATAATGACCAAGGTAACTTATGCTTTATCGTTAAAGCTTCAAAAATGTCTGGATATAACATTTTTAATTACGATACAGGAGAGCTCTCGGATTTAATTATAGCTGATGTAAGTAGTAAATACGCGGCTAACAAATATTATTTTGCTTCGATAACCGTAAATCAATCCAGCATTCATGCTTATGTGTACACTTGGGAATCGATAAAGATGGGGAATCCCGTTCTATTCACCGATTTTACTGTAGACTATATTCCTAACTTGGAGAAGGTACAAGGCATAACCCTAAATGATGGGTTCCTATTCATGTCACACGGTAAAAGCAACGGGAGGCCAGCTATATCCGTGTACAACCTAGCTGGGGAACTCTTAAATTACTATATCTACACAAAAGACTCACTCGCAAGTGCGATCAATAAAAAGTTCTCCGACTTCATCCCGAATATTTACAACTATAACTTTGAAAATGAATCGTGCTGTGTGTACAAAGGAGATTTAGTTGCAGTTCAGGTCGTGAATAACGCTGACGTTGTTCTTGTAAGGCATAATCGAATGCTGGGGTATTCCTTGGATGTAAACGTAAACCAATCTCGCAAAGATACGGGATGGATGGACATAGAATTATTAAATGGTGCGACTGCCTACGTTTCGGAACGCATACCAAGAATACGAAGAATAGGAAATAAAATACGACTAGAGGCCGAACTAAAAGGCGTAACAACTATGGACACAGAGTATATAAGCTACTATCCTGAGTGGTCGCCTGATAGAGTGTTGGCCTTTACGATTCCAACATCAGGAGGGTACAATGCCGTTTGTCAAATCCAACCGAACGGAAAAGTTAAAATATTATCCACAAGACACCCTAGTCCTGATGTGAATTCCTGGTACCCAATTGTCTTTGAGTGGTATTTGAATTAATTCACGCGGCGGCTATTTAAAGGGAGGTAACGGATATTGGCTATTTATAAAAATGGCTCTTACGCGTTTGATATAAACGCGAAAACAGAAGGGGTTTATCATTCGACTTTTATATTTTCAACGCAAGATATTAATACAGCAAAGTTAATATTTTATTTGCGCAAGGATGGCATCCCTTTGCCACTGTCAGCTGTAACCGGAAAAGTGGTCCTCATTCCTTCAAGCGGTAAGCAAAGAATAAGGGATGTTACGATAGTTGATCCGTTTGAAGGTATCGCAGAGTACGTTTTAGACGAGGACGAAATTAAAATGTATGGCAAATTCAACTGTCAGCTCATTCTGAAATATACGAACGGCCAATCACTCTCTGCTCACAAATTCGGGTTTGAAGTATCGCAAAGTCTTGTGGACCAGAACATGGCACCTCTCGCGGAATATTACGTCGATGATTTCGAATCGTTAAAGGCGTTAATCATAGCGATGTATGACGAAGAAACAGTAATGCTTGACGAGTTAAAAGCGAAGTTCTCGGACCTCGGACGGATTGAGACGAAAGAGGGCGCGCAGGAAAAGGCGAATAAGGCTGAAGCGAATGCCAAGGAATACACGGACAAAGGGGTAGCCAGCGCGAAGGAATACACAGACACTCATGCCACAAACACGGATATTCATATCACGGCAGCGGAGCGTGATAAATGGAATGAGGCGGAGTCCCGGGCTGAGTCTCATGCAAATAATAAGACAATTCATGTGACGACTGCCGAACGTACCAAATGGAACAATGCTCAACTGTATAAATTGACACAAGATAATGGAGTGCGAATCCTTATTCCTGATGGTACTGATTTATTAACTTTGCCGCCTGGTTTTTATTACGGTATCAATAATAGACTGCTTAATAACCCCGACCCTAATGATGCTGGATGGTTCAATTATGACATTATGGATGGAAACTCTGGAAGAAAAACAATTATAGCCACAGCAAGTTACCACAATAAGATGTGGTTCGCAACCATCCACACAGATGGAGTCTTTAGGGGCTGGAATCGTATTATAACTGCTAATGATCTTGAGCCTGCATGGACTGAAGTTCCTTTGAAAAACGGTGCGGAACATGGGGCTAGAAAAGTTATGTGTGCAAATGTTGGGGGCTTGCTTTATTTAAAGGGTGAGATCATCACTAATAGGAGTGTAGTTTTCGGAACCCTCCCGGCATCTTATAGACCTGCCCAACTACGCAGCAAGCTTGTTCCTATATTCGGTACAACAGGGATGACTAAATTGTATATTGAAACAAACGGAAATATGAGGCTGGAGGGGCAAATCGCTGATAAGTCCGAGAACATAACTTCTTATGGTTTGGACGAAATTATTCCCCTGTAGGAGAGATAAATCATGAAAAACATTTTTAAATATGACAAAGAGACGTTCTTGTTAATTGATAATGATATTATTCAGCCTGATGATCAAGGGAATTATGAAATTCCGGATGGATGGACAGACATTCCATTTGACCCGGGTTTATATCTTCCGAAGTTTTACCCGGACGAAAAGGTGTGGAAGGAGTCGGCTACAAAAGAGTACATTGAAAGCTTGCAGCCTCCGGAGCCTGAAGCGAGTGAAATTGAGCTATTAAAAAAGCAAAATGCTTTACTCTCTTATCAATTGGCCCGTCTTCAAAAAGAAGTTTCATCATTGAAAGGTGATGGTTCTTCATGATGTATCCAGACTTTGCGGCTATTAAGCAGTTTTACGATTGGGGTTGTTATGATGATGACTCAATCATGAGAGATTACGTAGATTGGGGCCATATTACCCCGGCAGAATATGAAGAAATAACAGGCCGGAGCTATGACAAACCCGCCGTCTGTGTGGATTTAGGAATGACAAGCGCCCGATAAGGGTGTTTTTATTTTGCCTCAAAGGAGGTGAAAACGATGTGAGAACAGGAGGATTTCAGGACATGACACAACCCAATGATTATGATGTTTTACAAAAAGAAATCGCAGAAATTAAAGCAGATCAAAGAACACAAGATCAGCGGATCACTACTCTCGAAAGAACAACTGACCGTCATGATCAGCAGATCATTTCTATCAATGAAAAATTGAACAAGATCGAGGAAAACACAACTTGGATCAAGCGCAGTATCACCGGCGCAATCATTACAGCGGTCAGCACCGGCATCATTGGCGGCGCAATCGCTGTTTTTTATAATCTACTGCAGAAATAAGGAGGAAAACACAATATGAAAAACTTTGACAAAGGCACGGTCGTCCGGACGGTGCTTCTTTTTATTGCATTGGTAAACCAGACATTGATCATGTTTGGAAAATCAGCTTTGCCGATCAGCGAGGATCAGGTCAATACGTTGGCCGACGCTTTGTATTTGGCCGGCTCCACGATTTTTACAATCGTCACGACGTTGGTCGCTTGGTATAAAAACAACTATGTCACTGACAAAGGAAAGCAGCAAAAAGAAGTTCTAAAACAAAAAGGGTTAACGAAATGAGGTTGCCGGCTGGCAGCCTTTTTTATTTAAAACCAAATTGGAGGGGTTCAAATGGTTAAAGTTGTGAAGAATTATGTGAAAGTCAATCAGTATACCCGGCCGGGTCTGAAAATGTCGGGAGTTAAAGGCATTGTCATGCACTGGACGGCTACTCCCGGCGCTTCTGCATTGAATGAGCGGAATTATTTCAATGGAACGTGTATCGCTGATAAACGTTACGCATCAGCCCATTATTTTGTGGACCGTAAAGAGGCGCAATTAATTATTCCTGAAAATGAAGTCGCCTATCACGCCCATGATCAAAACCGCTGTTATGTCAGCTTTTTAAAACCAAACGCTAACACAACGGCAATCGGTGTTGAAATGTGCGTCGAAAAAGACGGCAAGATTCACAGCGAAACCGTTAAAAATGCTGCTGAATTGGTCGCTGATTTGTGCAAGCGTTACGGCCTTTCTACAGATAAGATTGTGCGGCATTATGATGTGACAAATAAAAGCTGTCCGACTCCCTGGGTGAGGGATGCAAGCCAGCTGACGACATTCAGGAAAAAAGTCGATAGCTTGCTTGGAAAGAAGACGGTTTCCAAAACAACACCAGATAAAAAGTCATCATCCTCAAGCAAAAAGCAAACGAGCAAAAAATACACGCTGCCGTCCGGCATCTATAAAGTGAAAAGCCCGCTGATGAAAGGAACGGCTGTCCGTCAGATTCAAGAGGCTTTAGCTGCCCTCTATTTCTATCCAGACAAAGAGGCGAAGAATAACGGCATAGATGGCTATTACGGGCCGAAAACGGCAAACGCAGTCAAACGGTTCCAGCTGATGCACGGGCTTTCTGCCGACGGTATTTACGGATCGAAGACGAAAGCGAAAATTGAAAAGCTACTGAAATAA